TTCGATTAATTTGTGTAGTGTCCTGTAATCAGTTCCTACCACCAGTTCACCGTGTACACGTTGTATACCATTGTCCTGAAAAGTCCTAGTTACAAGATACACAACAATCACCTCTCCTTATGCTATTGCAGTTGCGAAGAACGCACCAAGGTCTGCAGCCACGATTTTGCAATCGAATGCAGCCTGTCCTTCAATTCTGTCGCTTTCAAGGTGTTCCATACGGAAATTCTTGATTGCAGTGCTGTATCCCATACCTGACAAACCTTTCCAAGCGAAGGTATAACCAGCGGATGGAGTTAAGAGTCCAGGATTTGGTGCAGAGTAGCAAAGCAATGCTCCTTTGCTTGCGATGAAGCTGTAAGCACCAGTTACTCCCTCATTGTTAGTAGCGTATACGCCACCAGATACCAAGATACGGTCAACTTCAAACAGTTTAGCAAGCATGTCTGCTGTGATAACCTGTGCAGTTGTGTATTTGTATCTGTCGATGATGTCAGGGTGCAATTTCAAGGTTTCGAAAACTTCTTCCTGCAGAACCAATGTGTTTGGTCTGAAGCCAGTGAGCGTCTTGATGTACATCCTTGCTACTTTGATGTCGTTAACTGGGTCACTGGATGTGAAGTCTGACCACTGTTTGAACTGGTTAGCTGCAGGTACACCTGCAACTCCAGTGTAGTCTTTCCAGCCTTTTCCAGCTGCGAAATACTTGTCGTGCCATTCTTTCTCTCTCCTGATTAAGAGTCTCTGTGTAACGAACATTGTTGCGTCTCTGTCGACGTCTAATGCTGCGTCTGCATTGGCTCTAACTTGGTCAGGAACGTCCTTGTGGAACGCATACACCTTACAGTAGTAAGTGTTGCTTGAATCCACGCTGTAACCTCCACCAGCTGATTCTGTTCCAGCTGCTCTCTGTTGTGCTTCATCTCTGAACCAGTCATTCTTGGTATATAACCAGTATATGTCTGACTGTTTGTCTACAGGGATGATAGGGAATGCTTTGTCAGCTACGAAATCAGCCTGTGACTGAATGTAAGCAACGGATATGTTTGTCAAAGGTGCATTTACGTGCACACTGCCTTGGGTTGGTTGTGCTTTTGCGATAAACTCTCTGTTATCAGCCATTTGAATTCACTCCTTTCAATTCGTTAATATTATGAACCGCTCTGAATTACTGGACTTGCACAGTTTACTAATGCAGAACCAATTTCTCCTGCACCGCAACCAATCACTACCTGTCCAACATAGTAGCTATCAGCTACGCCATCTGGGTCAGCTACAACTGCTGTACCAGCTGCGTCACAGCCGATAAGATTACCTGCTGTCAATGCTCCACCAGCAACGATTTTGGTAATACCATAAACCATTACCTCTGCTGCTCCACCAATGGGTGGGTTGTTCTGAAGGACTCCACAAGGGATGTCAGTTAATGCAGCTGTACCTACAACTGTCATGTCTGCTGACAACTTCATGAACATATACTGTTTTGCTGTCAACGACTCACCTGCGATAGCGGTGAATTTAAAACCTTGAAGTTCGATTGCCATTAGAACTCACTCCTTTCAATTCGTGTTGGCTTTAAAGCCATTAATAGGTTGCTTGTGGGTACTTTGCTTACCCTTTGATTTTACCTGTGTAGATGGCGTATAAACGTCTTCCTTCAGGTGACTCCATTGCTTTCGCAATTGCTTCTGCCTGAGTCTTGGTTTCGCCTTTAGCTACCATGTTGGAAGCTAATGTTTCAATCTGTGCCCATGCATCAGATTTAGCTACACCAGTTGGATTTGTAGAACCTGCTTCTGCTCCTGCTTCTTTGAATAAGTCACCTTTGGCAACCGCTTCATTTGCAGCTTTGAGAACTGCCTCAATCTTGGTAGCAAGTTCAGGTGATGCAGCATTGATGGATTTGAGAACTGGACCAAATTCTTCTGCGGAAACTCCCAAGTTACCTGTGAGTTCTGCTGCCTTAGCAATGAATACTTTGGTATCACTGTCATCCCTCATCTTTGCTATCTGTTCGTTTGCTGATTGCAATTGAACAGCCTGTTCTTTCAACATCTTAGCAACTCCCTCTGGAAGTCCTTTGTAGATGTCCTCAGTTTCTGTAGCTGCAGGTGCTGCCTTAGCAACTTTACCTTCTAACTCAGCTATATAATCCTGTACATCCTGTGGCAATGCCGATTTGTTGATTTCTGCCATGTCTTTCCCTCCTTTACCTTTGTCAGCCTTTGCAGGCTCTGGATTAGTTTTACCACTGGTATCTTTACCAGATGGATTCTCAATTTGCCCACCTTCTTGTGGTGCATTCTGCGACTTGTCTGCTGGCTGTGCTACACCATCACCAACTTGATGTTCCACTGCTGGCTCTGACTCTGCTTCAGCAATCAGATTTGCCAGCTGAACCATGCATGCTTTCAATGCTTCCATACGTTGTGTCGAAATCTTCTTTCCAGTCTTCATGACTACGTTGCCTTGTACCCAGTTAGGCAAAGCTGATATGACAGCTGCACCGAATTGGTCAATAGCACCCTGAATCAAGTCAGACTTGTCAGTTGCTTCGCTACAAATGATGGATTCCACTGTTTCATGGAACGCATGTGTATAATCCCACACTTCACACATGATTGCATCTTTAGCACGTCTCTGTTTCAACTCTGCTAACTCATCAGTGAATGTCTCAGGCTCTTCGGGTACATCGTCCATAGGGACAACCTTAAATCCTGACATAGCCTTTGCAATTGCATCTGTTATTTTTGTGATGATACCCTGTTCAGACTTAAACAAAGCAATTCTGGAATGCTGTTGTGCACCAGCTGGGACAAAATCGACTTTGTTGATGTCTGCGTCCTTCAGTTTAGTCTTGCTTCCATCCAAACCCATTATTTAACACCTCCTTTCGATGATGTCTGCCGTACCCTCTAATTATCTCTGATTAGCAATGATGTCTCACACTCATCTCAGGTGAATGAGAACGTAACGTTTATAATCTGTTATGTTGTTGCTTCAAATATCTCCAATTATCTTGGGGAAACGAAAAGTCAGTCCATGGAATGAAAGCCACTATATAGTGGCTTCCATCTGTTTTACTTTTTCACGCAATGCAGTACCCTCAATCGAAAAGGCTGCATATTCACCACTCTTTACCTTACTCCACACGTCATCATCTAATACATAGAATCCAACCCACCACCCTACTGGCATGACACCTGAAGGGATGCCCATGATTTTCTGCTTCTCCAGTGTGCTTACAAAGGACTCAATCAACACTCCCTTGCCTTTGCTGTTGTGTAACGCTCCTGCATCTCTGTAGAACCGCACATACTTGTATGCCAGTGCTTCTAACTCGTCTGGGTCAATGCCATCATTCTGCAGGTCAAACACTTCTGCACCATCGGCTGTCCTGCTGATGACTGACCAACCGAACGCTATACGCTGTTCATCATTGGTCTTGGCTATCCTAAACACGAACTCTTTGGCAATATTATTTGGATCTCTTCGTTCTTTTAAATCTGCCAAACGTTTGATATATTTATTCTTTCTATCCTCATCCATAGGTACGTTAACGTGCACAGAACCGCTTGTGGGTGATTCCTTTTCAACCTTCGACCACTTACCCTTGACCTTATCCCAACCTGCTCTACGCAATCCTGCCCACGCTGTTGCAAAGGCTTTCTTTTCATCACCGTATTCGGCAATTGCACTGTCTGCAATCTTTCTCCAGATAGATTGTGCTTCATCTGGTAGGCTGTCTCTCACAGCCTTTGGCAAATCCTCATTGCTGCTATATGGCATCATCATTACCCTCTTTCTCATAGTCTATTTGGCTCAAATCTATTGCCCACTCGAAGTATATGGTTATGAACAGGAAGAACAACGTCAATGAGTAGAATGGGAATATGTCGCTCTTCATGGTATGCTGGAATCCTAGTCCACACTCATTGATGGTCCACATCTACGTTGATGTATGATGTCTTGGTTGGCTGAAATACTGCGTTCATACTATCCCTCCTTATTTGACCACCGCCTTAATAAGTTAAAAACACAACAAACTTTTTGCCTTCTTTAACTACATTTGTCACTTTCATCTTTGCACCTCTTGCAAGTAAAACTTCGCCTTCGTTTTTAACATCACTTATTTCAGTCAACAGCACTCCTTTTGCCTTTTCCGTTGTAAGTATTCTCATTTCAACATTACCAACATAATGGTTAATCAATTTTTCTCCAGTACTGGTAAAAGCTTTATCTTCATACGTTTTGCCCATCAGTTTTCTTTTTAACAAAGCAGCGTTTTCATCTGTAACCTTATAATTTGTTACTATACTGTCGGTGTTCATCAAAACGCTATCCAAATCAGCTCCTCTAAATAATGTCTTGCCTACTTCCAATTTTGGACTCTTGCTTATAAAGCTATCTATGTCATCTACTAAACTTTGTGCATATTCCTTATTGATTGCTCCTCCAGTCCTCAAATATGAGTTGATTCCATTATAACTAGCAGACGTATATTCTTTTACTGATTTAATTTCTTTATCTGTTGGTTGCAACGGCATTTCTAGTAATGTTGATGTTCCTGGACATCCATCTGCTGGCAATATATCAACCACAATAACTTTTTGCTTTCCAATGTTTTCTATAGATGTTCCTGATACCTTGTATTTACCGCTTACGATGACTTCACTTTGGTTATATGGACTTATATCAGTAACATCCAAACCAGTCGCATTTTTGATTCTGTAAACAACCTTGTTTTTATAATCCGTACCGCCTACAAATGGTAGGTTCTTGTCCTTACCTTTGGCAGCTTGTGCGATAAACTTTTCATCCTTTGATGTGCTTCTTAATCCCCATATTAGTTCTTGACCTTGTTCAAAAGGATTCTTAGTTATGACTTCATCTACAACTTCAAAACCTTCAATTCTTTCAATCCTGTACAATGCATTAAACTTCTGTTTAGATGCGTTTACTTCATCAAACAAAGCTTCTGCATTCTTTGAAAATGCTTTTTCTTTAGGTGTTCCCATCAAATAAGCATCTGCCTGTGCATTTATAGACTTGTATCCACCTGTTGTGTATCTCTTAATAACACCTTTTAATTCTTCTGTCATTGCTGGTAATATTGTTGCTTCTGGTGGCAAACCTAAGAGTTGGTCAACGTTCGTCCAGTCCTTGCCTTTGTCGCTGTCCATGTAACCCTCTAATTCCATGCCCTTCTTCTCTTCAAGTCCTATTGCACATCTGCAATTTGGATGTCTAGGAGGTGCTTTGCCACCGAATGTAAATGTACCGTCTATGGCTGTACGCTCATCTCCCATGGCTGCACATATCGGGCACAATTTATCATCTGGTGTTACAATCCACACTTTCTCCATCTCATTGTTGTTGAGATACCCTTTAGACATTTGGTCTTCCCAATGCAGCTGTTGTCCTGCAGCACTTGCAGCAATGGTCTCTGTCCGTGCTATGGTGTTTGCCCTTGCTCGTATCTTCCTGCGAATCTGTGCATCAACCATACGGTCAACTTGTGCCTTAGGACGTCCTTCCTCATCCAGCTTACCTTGATACTTCAAGATGCCACTGATTTGCCTATCAGTTAAACCGATGAATTGACGTATCTGTCTGGCTGTCTCATAGGGATGTCCACCATATTGCTGTGCATCTGTGAGTATCTGTCTAATGCCGTCTTTGCTGGCTTGGTTGACCTGTCTGATGTTCTCCCCAACATGCTGTGATGCCCATGCTGCTGCTCTTGGGTTACGCATATCGAATGAACCTGTCAATGACAACCCTTCAGGTGAACCACCTCCAAACGTTGGCATGCTAACATCCCTCTTAGCAACAATATTATGGTTAATTTTGGTCATAAGCTTATTGGACAGGTACTTTGCTGCTACGTTCCCCCCATCGATTAAAACCAATCCTAGCACCTCATAAGCCTTGTCGCAATCATCCTCGAACTTTTGCCAGTCTATCTTATCAGCCATCATGGGAATAGGCTCTTGACTGAGCCTATCCACATCGACTGAGTTTCTGAGGTTTATGAGTGCTTTCTCATAGATATCTGCCACTTGTTTGATTCGCTTATCGGCTACACCATGCATTGCTTTCCACTCTGGTTCAACCTTCATTATGAAATTGTCTAACAGTGTCAGTAGACTCATCTACACTCACCTTCTTTGCAGTTTTCTTGAGTTTCGTCTCACCTGAAGGAATGACCTCCTGTGCTGCTCCACATAACACGAATGTTTTAGCTTGTCCTACTGTTAAGTCTGCAACCATGTCTGTGTCATAGGTTTCATTGGCTGCAAACACTCCAAATGGCATCACCCTCGTTTCACTCATTATGATAATCATAGTTCTGCACCTCCTTATATATTATTTACCGTATAACCACCAATTAAACACATCTAGACCTGTTTTGTGGCTACGTTCTTTGTCTGGGTTCTTTTCCACCAACCTGTCAAGCATAGCCTGCATTGCATCTATATAGTGTTGTTTGATACGTGGATTCTTGAGAAATTCGTGTTCTCTCTGATGTATGCCTGCGTTTGGGCATCCTATACAGCCTATTCGTCTGTAACCTTCGTCATATAGTTTGCAACTATCGGTTCAAATGTTCTCAACAACTCTATGCCCTGTTGCACTTTCCTTTCGCATTCACTTGATATATATATATATGTCAGCCATTTCGACTACCTCCAATTAATTGTACTACACTTATTATTCATTTATCTTGACTATTTATTATTCTTAACGGCGTCTCTTAGTTCCTTGATTGCAGCTATGAACAAGTTTCTGTCATCTGCTTCCTTACTTATGCCATCCCTGTGTGCTTTAGCTATGCTTGCTGGGTCAACACCATCACCAAACAACCCTTCTGGCACATCCATGAGTTCATTGTCAATACCAAGGCTCTCATCAATGGCTACTGCTGGTGTTACATAGCCTTCTGCTTTCTTAGGTAGGTTTGCAGCTTCTCTCAGGAAGTTCTCAGTCTCGATATCTCCAAGTGTGATGCCACCTGCTCCTGCAACGTCCTTAATGAATGTCCCTAACTCACCAAGATTGGCTTTCTCAATGTCATCATGTGTAAGCTTAGGGTAATCAGTCAAACCATCAAATGTGTTCAGCTTAAACAGTCTTGGCACTGCGTATGTGTTGATTACATCACAGATGCTCTCTAACACGGTCTCTAATGCTGTCTGGAATAGGCTCGTCTTGTTGATTGACAAGGCGTAACTACCAGTTTTCTCATGTCCCAACATCAGGAAGTCTGCCATTACCGTCATAGCCATACGTTGCTCATATCTGGTGATGATTTGATTGGTGTCAAACTGCCTTCTGGTTGCTCCACTGGTTAACAGCTGCAAGTCATACATCTTGTTGCCCTTATCATTGTATACAAGCGGTAACATGACACCTTCCTGCTCATCCCTCTTGATGTTTGTCACTATCTTCTTGTATGCTGCGTATGCTGCTGCTTGCTGTGGTGTTGCACCTGCCATACCACCTTCCATAACCTCTGCTGGCAACCACATTACTGGCAAACCTGCTAAGTCACGCTCAATACCGATGGCTTCAATCTCTTCGATGTTCTTCTTGAAGTACCATGAACGATACACATTCCTGAGTATTGACCGTCCTTCTGGGTTATTCTTATTACTCTTAGTCCTGAACAATAACGCCTTTTCAATGGGTATGAACCTCATCTTATAGTCAGGCGGTGCTATCTGCTCCATACCAACTATGCTGCCATCTGCCTCAAAACGCCATCTCCACAGTGTTTCTTGACTTCTGATTCCCCACTTCTTCCAGCCAATACGTCCATCACTGAACTTGGACTTGCAATTGCTGTTATTGTCCTCATTTGGTCCAACACGCTTCTTGTAACACAGTTCCATCATGCACCAGCCGTATGGCAACATGCTCAATATCTCTGATACAATGTCATTCCAGCTTAGTGACATGTCATCCAAGCATGATTCCAAAAATTCCTTAGCTTCTTGGTCTGCTGGTGTGTCTCCTGCTGGGTCAACTCTCCACTTTACCTGACGGATGAGCATTTCTATGGCATACAGGAATGCACCTATGATAGCGTCATTATCACGCATCTCCCTGTAAGTCAATGCACCTCGTCTACCCTGCAATTCCTTCATCCACTCTTCATAGACAAAGCCACCAAACCGTGTTAAGCCTGATATACCTTGTTCGAAGAATATTGACTTCTCTTCTACACCATCATCATACAGTGTGTTATCACCTGAAGGATGACTGCTCAAATTGTCTTTACTCCCACTGTCCTTTGGGTTATATGATGTTGCCATGGTGTTGTCTAACCCCATGTTGCTCTGGAAGTCATAGTTAGGCTGTATGTTATCTGCACCCTTACCACCCATGCTTTGAGGTGGTGATAGCCTAGCACCCAATTCTGCATCAAGTGCTTGCTGCTGTGCTTTAGGCATTCCTGAACCAGCCTGTCCACCAGTGTTTGGGGACA